GGTGTCATCATTATAATCTTTGACCGCCTGTGGAACCACAGTGTATCTTTGTGCTCTTGGTGCTTTGATGGCAGTAGAGTAATCGACTTGAACCTTCTTGATAACTCCAGACTCGTCTGTGGGAATCTCAGAGTAGAAGTAAGTCTTAGCCACAAAATCAAGATCATATTGTATAAATCTTCTGGTTGAAAAATCTCCTTCATATTCATCAGAAAATGATACATTGGCGAGTGTAAAAGGAATATCTCTTTTCTCTTCTACTCCCTCTAACATATTTACCGTCACATTATATGATGGTTGAAAGTGTGGTAATATTTGTTCTACTATCTGTAGTGCATCATCCTGTAATTTTGTGGCAAAACTCAATCTAAAACCTATCTCATATGGCACAGGTAAAAATATTTTTTTATGTTTTGTTTTATCAGAACCTTTTCCTGTAAATTTTGTTATTGGTGATGACTTGCGACTTGGATCATAAGCGTATGATGTTATCTCAAATGATATTCTTGGTAATGTGATTGCAACGTTGTCGTCAAAGTTTGCTTGCTGTTCAATTCTTGCAAGAAATCTTTGCATAGGACCGTAAGCAATAGGCACTTTGATCTGACTGATTGCTTTACCATCATTGGCAAACTTCTTGATCTTGATATTGTTGAACAATGTGCCGAAAGCAATTACAGTCTTTCTTATTGTCTCATTGTAAAAATAACTTCCTAACATTATGCAACCTTACTATTTGATTTTTTCTTGACCAGATCAAGAGGTAATTGGAAACCCGTCATTTTTTTGAAAAGCATATTTTCTCTTGCTTTTTGACCTTGATCTCTGATGAATGAATCATAACTACCAGATTGTTTGCCATACATTTTTGGAGTCTTACTTAGATTCTCCATGAATTGTTTGAATGTAATCATACCTCTCCAAATGGGTTTTTCTCTGTGAAATCTAAAATGCTACTGTCAGATCGAGTCTCTATCTCATCACCTGAGTTGTAAGCATCATCGTCATCATAATTTATACTATCTAGTGCGTACTGAGCAGTACCATATCCAACATTACTTATGTTTTCTCCAACTGCAAAGTTGCCAGATAGATTTCTAGCAAGCAATGTATTTGTTGCAGTATCCCACTTAGTCACAAATGCTGTTGTAAGTGAGGACTCTCCAGTTATGATCTGACCATACAAGAATGTACCACTACCAAAGGTAGTTGCAGCACCCACTGTTATGGTAGGTGCAGAAGCATAACTGTGACCTGCATTTAATATATCAATGTTTGTAACTCTGTTAGTTGTTGTGTTGATACGTGCTGTGAGCACACCAACTTCTCCACCTACAGCAGGGTTACTGACTGTAACTAATGGAGGAGTAAGGTATCCAGTACCTGCATTAGTTATAGTAATACCTGTGATCACACCACTTGTACCAAGACCTGCAACTGCACTTGCACCTACACCCTTACCATCTTCAGGTATGAATTGTATATTTGGTATCTGTGTATAACCTGCACCAGGATTTGTTATCCTTATATCAGACACTCTCAATGACGTATTGAGTCTTGATCCTGAGGTAGATGTGATTGCAACTGCAGTCGCTTGAGTTCCACTGTCAGGTGGTTCAATTTCTATGATGGGTGCATTAGTATAACCTGCACCACCACTTATCAAATCAATCTTGTATATACCACCATTACCTATTGTTGCTGTAGCAGTTGCTCTTTGACCTTTGTCTCCAAGGATCATTGTTACGTTGTAACCATCATCTTCAAAGTCATCATCAATAGCAGTGACACCAGTATCAATGACCTCATCCTCAAACTCGAAGGGTTCACAGGTAAGTTCATATGTATATCTGTCACGTAACATATAGAAGTTCTCTATATCGTTTACGTATTTGATTTCAAATATTATATCTCTCAGTGGGAAATACATGAGGTCACCCTCATTTGGTCTTGATTGTGACAGAAGAGGAGCAATACCCTGATCATATCTTTCTAATGATATGACGATCTTCATCTCTGCTGTTGACCTTACACCAAACTTTGTAAGTAAATTATATCCAGAATCAAATCCTTCGTATGATGTTATATAACCTTCTATTGGAAATGACTTGTCAAACTTTGAACTTGTGATTTCTCTCATCACATCCTTCTGATTTACAAGGGTGCGAGGCATGTAGATAAACTCAATACCATGTATCGAGATTGTCTCATTAGACAAATCTTGCAAGAGGTTTTGTTCACCCTTACTACCCTGTAAGAAAAAAGGATTGAGTGCCATTATACTCCCTTTAGCGGACTACTTTTACCGAGACGAATCAATCTCAATTGTTTTCTGAGAGGATTGGTCTCAGTGTCATCAATGATTTTTATACCTTTTACTAAGGTTTTCATGTCAACTGGTTCGCCCATTTTCTTGACGAATCCACCCTCCATAAATTGCTTGAATGTTTTCATTATCCTATAAAATCTAGTGGTGGTAATTCAAACTCTGTTGACATTTTATCTTCTATCGCTTGCATTTCTGCTACACCATCATCATATATCTGCCTACCATTCAACTCTATACCACCTGGTAATTTTACACCTTGAAACTTGATAAGATTCTGACCCCATTGTTTTTTTAGTTTTGCAGTAAAGTATTTTTTGACCCACCTGTCATTGTAGACTTTAGGATAGTCATTAGGATCTAATACCCTATAACACTCTATGATAAGATAATCATCTTCTTTCATACTGCTATAATCAGAGTCAATGTATAACCTATTCTGTCTTCTGTTGAATCTAATTTGTTTATCAGGATGTAATATAAAATCTATGTCCTCAAGATATCTCTTTGTCTGTGTGTAACTCAATAGTTCCATAGAACTAAAGTAGTATATCTCATTCAAAAATAATTGATAGGTTATGTTGAACATGTTTGATGCTATCGCACGACTATCTACTTTCCATACTTTCTCTATACCTATGACTGCATCTGGTATCTGAATAAAGTTTTGCGTCTCATCAAATTTGAAAGTGGTAGTTCCTATTCCTGTTATGTTCACACTTGAACTGGTGGTAGTTGTAATACCCAGTGATGTTTCATAACCTTCGGCACTGGTTGCTTGTACCGTATCAGTAAAATCTTTTGTTATCTTGTGCTTCAAATACATCTTCTCAACACCGTCCATATGACGATCTTGATAGAAAATTATAGTATCATCTAAAGCGTCTTCTATTTGCTCATCTGCAACATTTATCTCAAGAACGGGAGCACCTAACTGTCTCTTACCGTAATCTATGAGTTCTTGTCTAGTACTTGGTTGTGCCATATCGTTATTTAGGATCGTCTAATGACAACATCTACATGGTCACCTGCTGTGAGACCTGCACCATCAGTTATAGTCACCGACGGACTTCCAATTGTATAATCCTCAGTTTCGTTTAGGATGATACCATTGAGGTAGACTTGCATATTATCACTAGATATATCAGTAGATGATGGTGTAAAACTTGCTTGTCCAGCAGTTGCTGTAAAAGCATCCTCTGCATTGTCACAGGTAATCTCTACGTGATCACCAGCTGCAGCAGGGGATGTCAGCGTGACAGGTGATGCCACACCAAAGTCTGTACCATTTCTTAGTTTGACTCCGTTGACATATACCTTGAAGTTCTTCTGTGCTGATAATGATCCAGACAGTGCGAAAAGAGTTTGACCTGCTGTGGCGGTAAAATATTCCTCTTCAAGTGTGTGACCAAAATATACGACAGCCCTTACTTCATCATTTAGTGTAAGACCACTATAAAAAGTTATCGTACTATTAGCAGATTTTATGAAATCTCTTGTTGCTGCACCTGCATCAGCTGGTCTCATCTTCAATCCATTCACAAATATTTGATGACTGTAGGTATCCGTGCCATCATTGTGTGGGTGAGGTGTACTGAATACAGTTTGACCTGCTGTAGCTGTTGTTATACCTGTAGATATGGTTGTTGCAGCACCTGTGGCACCACCGCCACCAGAGATTGTTTTGAATAAGA